TCAGTCATCGAACCTATCTGGGCTATCCAGATAGGCGAAGGCTCCGCCCCGTTTTTCTGGGTCCATCGGTTCGAATACACCTCCCCCATGACCTGCCACAGTCGCCAGGCTGTTTCCGTCGCCATCAAGTCCATTCCTGCGGCGCCACTCTGCGTGTGCTGACTGAATTTGCTGAACTGCCCGGGATGCTGTTGGTTCGGATCCTGCTCCCACATGACTGTTACCTCCGGTTTCTGGTTTTACCTGCGTTCTAACCCGGGCTACATGTCGGGCAAATTTTTGTTCCCACTGGATTTGTGTAAAAACTTTCCCTTCCGACTCCCAATACGCGGTGAATTCTGCGAGTTCAGTCAGAAGGTAATCTGGTTCAGGCAGGGAGATACCCCACGATGCAGCGCGCTGTCGGAAGTCTCTGGAGGGAAGCCAGCTATCTGTCATGCTGAATTTCCCGATCGGTTCATCAACACCGTCCAGGTATCGGGGCATGGCCGGGGATGGCAGTACATCCCCATTCGGATTTTTCATCGCGCCCGCGTTAAGAGAGGGGTTTAAGATCTGTTTACTGCTTACTGCTTTCTGGATACCTGATGGCAAAGGTTTAGCCAAAGACTTAGCCTTATCCTTAGGCAAGGCGAAAGCCTTATCAAAAGCCGTCCCCATAGCGTCAGAAACCCCGTAGCAGGCGGCTTTGAGAGCTTCATATGCTTTATCTTTCAGTGAACATTCAGGCAGTAATTCAAACGATCTTGCCCATGATTTGATCACGTTCACTGATGCTGGCGGGTTATGTTTCACCGCGTTAGGCAACCAAAAAACTCTGGCTTTAAGGTCGGCTTCCACCATACCTAACGCTATGGCTTCGCCTAAGGCTAAGTCGAAGGCTTCGACATCCCAGTTTAATTCTTCGGCCATAGCCGCCCTTCCCGCCTTATACAGCCCGGGAATAATCTCTGTGAATGGACCCGTAAGCAGGTAAATAAACAGACTCTGCCCACTTGGCGGGAGTGGTGATAAGGCTCGAAACTTAGGATCATCCCACATGGTGATCTTCACCTTACGGTAAGGCTCGTTACTAGCCTTACTCTTAGGCATGGCCTTAGCCAAAGGATTAGGCATACTTCACCCCGCGAGTTGCAGTAATAATGGTCATTGGTCAAAACTCGATTAAAACAATTGCGGCGCTACGGCGCTTATGCTCGCCAGTAGTGGTCCCGCCGCATCAGCAGGTAACATGTTGAATAATGCGATTGCCGCCTCACGAATTTCCTTCTCGAGCTTTTGTAATGGCGCGCCAATTAATTTCGCATGGTGTGCCTCACTGCACTCTTTGATAGCGTTCGCCACCAGCTCTGCTTCTGTGCTCGCATTACTTAACCCGTGCTTCCTGGCAATCTGAACTGGCATAGCAGCAATGATTGAGCCTGACAGCTGCATAACGTAAGCCGTATACTTTTCTGACCCCCCTTCGTTTTTCAGATACCGGAATAAATTCTGCTTATTAACAGCAATTCCACGGCCATCTGCCTTGGCCCACTCTTCGGCCACCAGCTGAGCGATCTGTTCCTGTGCCTGTCCTGGTAATGTCGATTCCCATTCACGAACGGCGGCCAATATGGCACGGTGCTGAATGCCGTCACGGCGCTGGGGTTTAAATTGATTTTCCGTTTTCAGCGGAATAGCTAAACGTTGGCTATGATGTTGATACGTGGCTGATTGCATGATTAAGCCTCCTTTTGAGGTAAACCATCAGTGGGGTTTGGATAAAGGTCCGGTCGCAACTCGTGTGGCGTAATTTGCCAATTGAGAGCTTTGGATACGCGAACAACAAGCTCGCCAGGTACCTTTTTCTTGAACCATCCATTAACTGTTTGAGCTCGCCGATTCAGACGGCGCCCCAGTTCTGCCTGACTGCATATGGCTAACATTTTCTTTTGTGTTGTGAGCTTCATTGATTTGTCTCGAGTAGTGAGCGTGAAGCGAGTAAATCAAATTATTTCGATATCGTCAAATTATATCGATAGGTTGAGCTACAGATAAAATCTGTATAATCAGATGTATGTTTTTGAGCGGGCTAGGAATATGAACTTCGGAAAGCGATTACAAAAAGCCATCCACGATCTTGGAATATCTCAATCGGAACTTGCACGTAGACTGGGAGTAAAAGCCCAGTCAGTAAATGGCTGGTGTAACTCTAATATACTTCCAAGAGCTGACATCCTAGATAGGCTACAGTCCGCTACAGGCTATCCACTCTATTGGTTTTTTCTTGAAGAAACTGAAGCTGACACTATTCCTGCCATAACATCAGAAAAAAAACGTCAACCTCAGTTGGCCCAGGAACAAAAGCTACTGGAGCAATTTGAGCTTTTGCCCACTGACGATGAGAGAGAAAAGATAATTAAGTTGATCGAACTGCGTCTGCAAGAGCTAGATGATGTAGCCACTGCTTACCTAAAAAAACGAAAGATAATCCCCAGTAACGAGTAACCCCTCCACTCCTGCACCCTTCATAAAGCACGCGAAATCAATCCGATAAACTAATCGGTGAGCTGTTCACACTCATTGATATCGATTTAATTTGACATATATCGATTCAATCGATAATACTATTCCCAACACAAAGACAGTCATCGAGGCAGGACTCCCACGAAGTAGCTGCCGGCGGCATACGAATCACCGGATGAGATGACAAGTATTAACACGCAGCAGGTTCAACGTTCCGCCAGCCTGGCGACAAGGGCAACGCAAGAGGATAAATCCATGATCGATTTCGCACGTAAACCAGTGCGGTGTCAGGCCGTACATCTAAATCGCATTGAAGTAATCATTCGACTGATTTGCTACATACTCGCCCAGAAGGGAGACCCGTCTGCCGACCAACAGACTGCAGTTCGTTCTTAACGAGTTTGACCAATGGCTGTTGCCAGCCTCATGCCCGGTGCACAGGGCATTGTGATGGTAATACCACCATCGTAACCAAACAGGAGACGAAGACCTGTTCTGGTTAAATTGGAAAAGTGTTCTTTGCCCGTCCCGTGGCGGGCTTTTTCCGGAGGTTTTTATGTCAGCTAACGATCTGGCATTGCGCTTCAGCAGCGCACCAGCCGAGGCATTAATCGGGGTTTTGCCTGTTCTGGAAGTAAAAGAAGCATTACGTGAAGAAGTTGAAAGTGATGTGATGGATGAAGTCTGGACTGAGCACAACTTTGAAATGGAAGCGATGGGTGAACAAGTTGATGAAACAGCCAGGCTCGCTCGTAAGTTTGAATGTGCGGCTGAAGCTCTTGGAACGGCGATCAAACTTGCTCTGACTCTCCCACATAATGAGGCAATGCAGGTTTTGAATGACGCCTTAAACGATAACCCAGGATACGGTCGCAAACCGGCAAAGGATGCATGATGGAGTTTGGAATGAAACGTGTGGTGGCATCTGTTCAGGTGGTTGCCATCCTCAACAGGATTTACAACGGCAGCCCGGTTTCCATCGCATCAATCAGCAAGGAATCGAAGCTGTCTGTGTCTTACCTCGAGCAGATTTTCTCGAAGCTGCGCAGCAGTGAAATCGTCACCAGCCAGCGTGGCGCTGGTGGCGGATACCATCTTAGCAAAGCAAACCCCAGCGTGGCTGACGTCGTTCGCGCCGTTACTCACACGCCTGATTCATTTGAGCCTGTGCTGAATGCTCTGGAGTGGGTTCCCGTCGCACAACTGGCGCAGGGAAAATCCCCTACCCCATAAAGCACAAAACCCGCGCAAGGCGGGTTAAGTACCCGGTCAGCCGACCAAAGCTTTCCGGAACGAGTTTTGACCAATAACCACTACCTTAGGCGGCGATCATCAGCTGCCGGGTATCTTACAATCCTATGGAGCCCGAACGCAATGTTAACGTATGCGTATCTTATTAAAGCCAAAGCGAAAGCAACTGAGGCAAAAAACCTGTTTTGCTGGTTCTCTGCGAAATCAGATTCCCGTGCAGAACGCGAAATCCTCAATATTCTCGAAGACAACGATATTGCCGTCGGTCGTGGCGCCGACTATCAATTACCTGTCCGCACCAACTGGTTTGTTGTTGACGATCTTCCTGAGGAAAGCACACTTGATGACACATGGTGCGATCGTTACGAACTGGCAGAAGATCAGCAAACGTGGCAACTGAAACAGAAGCCTGATCATGAGAATCAGGAGACTTCCTGCCAGCAAAAACCTGAAACTACCAGTGCCAATGTACCCACCAGCGATGCACCAACGTTGCTCCGCCCCATATCTCGCCTGCGCCTGTCTCAGCGACTGATTGCGCACCTGGTCAATGACACTGAAGAGAAGGAAATCAGTGAAGCGCAGCACATCCAGATCGGACAAATGGTGCTGGACGAAAATGATCTCTATGTACAAAACCTGTTACTGGCCGTTGCGAATGTGCCGGCGGTGAAAGAGCTTTCTGCTCATGTTGAGTGGAAGCTGGCAAATGCAATAAAAGAAGTTTTTGACCGTGAGCAGGTCTATACCGTTGCTTCATTTGAGCAATTTATTACCGAATGGATTGAAGAACCAGAAAAGCGGGATCTTATCGTTCAGGAGTGGGTTAATAATAAGAAAGCACGAGTTGCGGGTGATGAACATGACACTCCACCTGTAACGCCAGAGCTTATTACCGTTGCGACTCTGCCGCTACGCCAGCGCCTCTTAGCTCACTTTATTTCTGAAGAATATGCTTACCATATTGATACTGAGCAGAAGAAAACCATTCAGGAACTCGAGCTGGATGTGGATAACAGCTATGTGCAGAACCTGCTGCTGGCCGCCGAGAATGTAGAACCATTCAGGAAAGCGCCAGAGATCGATATCTGGAAGATTGTCTGCGCGCTGAAAACCGTTTTTCCGGTTGATGGAAAACGAGTTGATCTGGTCACTGTTATTCAGTTCTTTAAGGCCTGGTTCAACACTGAACACATTGACCGTGGGCTGCTGGTTAAAGAGTGGTGTAAGGGCAATCGTGTGTCGCAGATTCAGCGCACTGACTCCGGAACCAACGCTGGCGGCGGTAATAAGACCGATCGCAACCCAGACCTTACACACACTCTGGACACACTGGATATAGAAATTGCACTGGCCACCCTGCCAGAGGAATTCAATATTTACGATATTCCCGGTACCCCCTATCGGGCAGCCAAAAACATTGTGCGCAATAAACAGTCACCATTTGCAGAATGGTCAACGGCATTGCGCGCCACACCAGGCATTCTTGATTATTCCCGCGCGGCAATTTTTGCACTCATACGTGGTACCTCATCCGAACTGGTTAACTTTCCTGAGCGGCTACGGGCTTATATCAATGCGAATCTAACTGAAAGTGATCACGCGAAGCCCTCAGAGGAAACACTTGCTGACGCCAGGCATAAACCCGAAATCAGTTGGGATGCTGAAATCGAAGCCAAAGCATCTGCTGAACAGCCCGAAATCGCCAACATGGGCAACGGCGTTTTTTCCATCGATGGTCTGATGGGGAACCAGCCGGAGCCTGCACTTTCTGTCGTAGACCAGGTACGCCAGCACGCCGTCGAAGAAAAATTACATCAAGCCAATACCGAGGAAACCACCAGCGATGTGCAGATGGAAAAAACTGACAACAGCGAAATCAAAGCCAATCCTGATGTGCCTCAGGGCGAAGCAGCAGCTTTGCCAGTTGAAAGCACTGATGCAACTGGTGAGCCTCCAGCTTCCCTGAATAATGACCCCGTTCACCATATAGATACGGATCACCTGAACGCTTTTTATACTCACCTGATGGTTGATTTGGAAACTATGGGCAGCGGTCCTGATGCACCAATAGTCTCTATCGGCGCCGTATATTTTGATCCTTCAACTGGTAACACTGGTGCCGAATTTTACCAGGTTGTCAGTCTTGAATCATCGATGACGTTTGGCATGAAACCGGATGCGTCGACAATTCAGTGGTGGTTGAAACAATCATCTGAAGCCCGCTCTGCAATTCTGGTTGATGAGGCCATGGGGCTGCGTGAAACCCTTGAACTACTGGCTGACTTTATTGCTGAAAATGCTGCTAACGGTAGTCACACTGTTCAGCTGTGGGGTAATGGATGTTCGTTTGATAACGTCATTCTCCGCCGCGCATATGCATTAACAGAAACTCCCTTCGCTGTTCCGTTCTGGAATGACAGGGACGTAAGGACCATGGTTGAACTGGGTAAATCTGTCGGTATCAACCCGCGCTTCGACATCCCGTTTGAAGGCGACATGCACAATGCGCTTTCTGACGCCCGGCATCAGGTCAAATACGTATCTGCAATCTGGCAGCGCCTGACAAAAAACTGATTTTAGGTTTTCACTTACAGCCAGCCGCAGCATGTACTGTTGTGGCTGGCGGCATCGGAGTTATGTATGTCGCAACTCATTTTCAGCGAAGAGTGGATGGTTGAAGCGCGACTAACAGAAAAGACCGGCTTGTCGGAAAGACAAATTAAAAGTTATCGGTTGAATTTGTGGATCGAAGGCGTGCATTTCAAACATCTGACAGCTCTCGGGGAAACTGACAATTCGAAAGGTCTGCTTTGGTACAACTATCCAAAGATTAACCAATTAGTACAGGATGCATGATGGACTTTCCAACCGGCGTTGAGCTGCATAATGGAAAAATACGGATCACATTTACCTATCGCGGCAAACGTTGCCGCGAAGTCCTTCGCGGCTGGACGGTGAACAGCAGCAACATCAAAAAAGCTGGAAATCTTCGTGCGCTCATAACAAGTGAAATACAGCTCGGTAAGTTCGACTATGCGGAACGTTTCCCGGAATCCAAAGCGCTTAAGAAGTTCATCACAACAAAAAAAATCACCACGTTTAAAGACCTAAGTGATTTTTTTACAGACACAAAAGCCTTAGAGGTATCTGGTGCAACACTGCTATCGCTTACTTCGGTCGTAAATACGTTACTACGTGTAATCGGAGAAAATACCCGTCTGGTAGATATTGAGCATGCCGACATTTTGCATTACCGAAAGGAGTTATTAACCGGGACAATTATTAACCCGGCGATGCCGAATCTGGCCAGGCAGGGCCGCGCGCCCTCAACAGTCAATAAACAGATGGCAGTTTTATCAGAAATGCTTAAGCTCGCAAACCGAAGCCAGTTTATATTGCATGCTCCTTATGAAGGAGTGTCGCGACTCAAGTTATCTAAAAATGATCCCGACCCACTTTTACTTCATGAGTACCAGGCACTGATAGCCGCCCTTCCCCGTAGCCAGGCATTAATCATTATTGTTGCCGTACATACGGGGATGAGGCCGGGCGAGATATGCGCCCTGGCATGGGAAGACATTGATTTGGTAAAAGGTGAAATCCACGTATCCAGAAGTTTGACGAATAAGCGAGTATTTGTACCCCCTAAGACAGATGCCGGAATAAGGACGATAACGTTGCTTAAACCTGCTCTGGATGCACTGAAGGAACAATACGAAATCACCGGCGCTAATCCGAAGCAAGAAATTCGATTTCACCATCGGGAGATCGGAAAAACTGAGCAGCAATCTCTTCGTTTCGTTTTTTCACCGACAGCATATTCGTCCAAGAAAGGCAGTTATTTCTCCAAGAACTCGATTGCCTATGGCTGGAAGCGAGGCACTAAACTTGCCAATATCCGCGAAAGGAATCCTTATCAGTCACGGCATACCTACGCATGCTGGACGTTGATGGCCGGAGCGAACCCGTCATTCATAGCGAGTCAGATGGGACATGAAGATGCGCGAATGGTGTACGAGGTTTACTCCAAGTGGATTGGCGACATGAACCAGGATCAGGTCAACATGCTGAACAATCAGATGCCAACAGCACTGCCCCCAGGGCGCCCCCACGGGCAGGGGAGCATGAGAAAAGTTATTTAA